GAATTATGCGGCGAAGACACACGCGGTAAAGTACGCGCACAATATCAAAATTGTATCCGTCCGCTACAATGGAATGCACACAAGAAAGTGTTTGAGTTTGCGCCTGTCTCGCAGAAAAAGCCGTTCCCAAAAAGCTGGGCAAGGTAGTGGATAAATAAATCGGAAGGCCGTCTGAAACCCGTTATCCGGCTTTCAAGGCCGCCGCCGCACCTTCAATGCCGTCAAACGCCTTCAGCTTCGCTTCCGCCGTCCCTTTGGCTTCGCGGTGTTGCTTGGCTTCGGCATTCAGGCCGCTGATTTTCTGCATGGCGGCAGGTGCGTCAAACGGGATTTCCTTCCCGTCGTCATGCACATACACCGGCTTGCCGTCGGATACCACCACATGACCGTTTTCATCCAATTTCAATTTCATCTTTCACACTCCAATAAAACACGGCATCCGCCGCAAACACCCCCGCATATCCATACGGCGGGCAACAAAAAAACCGTTTTAGTTCCCTGCGATTCAAGGGAATTAAAACGGCCGCAAACCCCAAAAGGGATAATAAAAAACCACCCCGTTGTTTGGAGTGGTTTTATCGGTTAAGCACTGCGTTTTGCCATTATATCGGCAATAATTTTACGAGCCTGAATGACCGACTGTTTCAAGTCTTCGCGCAATGATTGTATCTCGGACGGCGTCAACGCCTGAACGGGTGATCTGTTTGTTGATGTACCGTGCTTCTGATTCTGTGAGTTTTGAGAAGTCATAGCCAAATTGCTCCTGCCACCACGCTTCAAAGTCCCTGCCGAGGGATTTGCGCAGCTGGCCTAAAGTAGGTTTAGTAATCGCCAGTCTAGCAGAGTGCGGCTTACCCATCAAGGCGGTTACACCCACCACAATACCGCCAGAACTTTCGATATATCCCCGTAAATCGGCAATGGTTCCGCCTTGGGTAACGGCATCATCAATCAGCAAGTATTTCTGCCCGGCCACAACCTCACCGTCAAAACGCACCGATTTGACCAAGCGTTCGAAGCCGTCCGCACCGGTTCGACCAACCTTGTCAGCCTGCACGATGCCGTATTCTATCGGCAGTCCGAAAGCCTGCTCCAACCACGCCGCATAAGCAGCAGGCAGCTTATTGCGCCCGCTCATTTCAACCGCATGAACAGGAAGCAGCCGCACATTTTCATGCGGGGCAAGCAATTTCCCAATCTCATTCAGCGCACCGTCATTCAGATAGTCGTCAACCAAGGCCACCGCCGCAGTCAAATCCCCACCCTTGGCCGCCTGATAGAGAGAATGCCCCGAAATCGTGCTTTTGCTATGCATCAGCACCACGTCGGGGAAATTATTCCAATCGGAACGCATACCAACCCTAGACACATTCATATTGATGATTCTACGATTTGCCAACTTGTTTCGCAAATCATCTGACATTTTCGCATAGGTTTTCTGCTTCAGTTCGGCCAGCGTTACCGATGCCAACCCGTCCGACCTGACCGCATCGGCCAGCGATATTTTGCCATCATGCAACATTTGGCCGATGCCGTGCCCGAACTGCTCCTGCAATTGCGGCAACGTGCGGCCTTTTACCCAATCTTCCCCGGTTATGCCGTGAAACGGCGCGGCCAAATCAAACACGAATGCCAGCCGCGAACGGCAATTCGGATGCAGCGGAGGCCGTCTGAACGGGTAGGCATGGCCGACAGGCTGTTTTTTCTTGTCCCACACCAGCCCGTGCCGCGCCGTGCACATGCCGCTTGTATGGCCGTCCAACACCGCCACATGTCGCCAACCTTTAACCAGCGGGTTGATGCTACCGAAAGCGTAATGCACCGCCCCTTGGATGCTGCCCGCCCATGTCCGCGTCAGTGTCTGAAGCTGTGCGGCCTGCCGCTTGAATACATCGGCCACATCGTCAAAGGATGCCCCGTCTGCCGCCGCCAGCCGTACCGTGCGCTTCAAAACATCAAACAGCCCGCGCCGTTGCGCCGTTACCGCCTCGGATAAGGTCAGGCCGCCGACCAGTGCGTGCGCGGACAAATCAACCAGCCTTGCGGCAGGCAACGGCTTTACCGCGCCATCAAGCACATACGCTGCCGACAAGCCGCCCAACCACCACAGCAGCCACTCATGTTCGTCTGCCACTACCTCGGTTTGCGCCTCCTGCACCATCCCGCCAATCAGGCCGTAGTAATGCGCCAGCACTGCGTCGATTTCAAACAACAGCCTTTCCAAATCCCGACGGTTCAATGCAGACAATTCACGGCGGCGCAGATTCGCTTCAACTTCCTCCTGCATCCTTTCCAACTGCCGCAACGCATCACGGGCGACGGAACGCTCGAAACGCATCAAATCAATCTGCCGCGTCAGAAGGTCATGTATTGCCTGCTCGTCGATATTCATTCAGACGGCCTTTCTTCGTCCCGCTTGCCGCTAAAGTCCAACCCCGCCGCCGACTGGCTGTCCAGCCGTGCCGCCTCATCTTCCCATTTCAGGTAATCCGACAGCAAGCCGCGCCGTTTAGCCTCCTCAAACAACGTTTCATTACTCAAAACGCCCGCCGCATTCATGCGTACCAGCACGTCTACGCTCGATTCGGGGTTGCCGTTGTCGTCTATGCTGCCCGATATTTCCACCGCACCGCCGTCATCCAGCCCGTGCCACGCCGCCATCATGTCCAGCACGCGGCCGATTGCGTCTTCCAACAGGTTGGCGTAATGGCGCAGCAGGCTGATTTCACGCCCCGCCTCATCACGTGCCTGACTCTCGGTCAAGGCCAGCTTGGTTCGCGTCAGCAGCTTCGCGCCGGCCGCCTGCATGTCCGTTTCCAGCTTCTCGATTGCCGTAACACCTGCGGAAATGGCCGCCCCCGAATGCTCGACGTAATTCAACTCGCCGTCTGCGCCGACGCTAATCATATTTCCCGCGGCGGCCACCACATTCTGCACATCCTCACTGCCGCGATACTGCAACAGCGGGACGCGCACATAATGCACGATGTTGTCTTGGTCGGACTGGCTCTGCCAATGCTTCACATTCAAATAGGCAAGCTCCATCAACGGCGGACGGCCTGCAAAAAAGCCTGTCTTTTCCAACACCAAATCAACCACCGGAACAAACCCCAGCGGCTCGCCGTTGCGCGACTGGTCGGCCTCGCTGTGAAGCAGCCAATTGCCGTCTTTGTCCATGCGGTAACGCCTGACGCGGCCTGCCTCATGTACATTGATTTGCTCTACCGTCCGTTCGCCGAAATCGCCGTCATATTCCGTAACCGCCTGACGGTATCGGAACTGCGTGCAAACCGGCCGACCCTGACGCATCTCATAACGGAAGCCCAACACATCCGAATTGCGGACAAACACCGCGTAAGGCCGCAAGCCCAACACCTTTTCCTCCGCCTTCGTCCTTGCCTTGCCGTCCGGGTAGTCCACCAGCACATAACTGGCACCCTTGGCCAGCGCATCGGCAAACCATGCGGCACAAAACACATTCAAGGCGTTGTTTTGCAGGTCGAAGTTTTGCAGGTAGTCTTTCAGGCCGTCTGAAACCTTGTCCGTGCCTATATCACGGAAAAAAACCCGTCCGACCATCTGTCCGATGGTTTCCTTCAGAACCGGCAGAAGCGTGGACGTACCCAGCCGCGCCTGATAGCCGTCGTCTTCTTCCTGCGGCCATTGCGGAAGATACGATTTACCTGCCGCCCGCATTGCCTCCGTACCGCCCAACAGCGCGTCAATCATCACGCCGTGGCCGTGCATCTTGGCCACAGCGTCAGTTTTGCTTGAAACACCCATAAATCACACCTTTCAGACGGCCTCACAGCCTGAAGCCGACACGCGCCAACTCTCCACGCTTGACCATCAATTCGTTAAATGCCCGGCTCAAACAGTCGATTTGGTCGTCATGTTGCCCGTTCGGGAACATCCGCATTTCCGCAATCAGCGCATCCGTGTCCCATGTGCCGTCATCCAACACCATCACATTGCCAATATTGACCTGTGCCGCGAACGGCTCGGCGCGTGTAACCTTATCGCCCGATTCGGGGCTTGAAGTTACAGAAAAACCCGCCAACTGGCGGGTTAGATACAGGGTTTGCGACTTACCCGCCTGTCCGGGGTCTTGCGGGATAGATATTTTCGTTTTCACGCCGTCTTTCTGCGCCGTGTTGCGCAATATCCTGTCCCTTTCGTCTGCGCCATATTGGCCGCGCACAATGTTGGCGATGATGTACCGCCCGTCTTCGGTAACGCCCAACCTGCCGCCTGCGGTGTAATCGCCGTCGTTTGCGGTCGAAGCCAAATCCCACGCGCGGATCCATCGGATATTCCCGGCGGGCAGGGCTTTCACAAATTGCAGATTGTCAGGCTTGAACGTACCACCATCAGGCGGTGCGGGCCTTTGCAAATACTGACCGGCGAAGACATACGGCGCAGCCTGTTCCATGCGCCTCAAGGTCTCAATATCATGTTTTTCAGGCCATAAGGCCGTGCCGTCGTCTTCAATCGCAGGTAAGCACAAGTGCTCCCATTCTTCGCCGTTGCCGCCGTCAAGCAGCCAGCCCGCAATATCGTTTTCATGCAACCTTTGCATAATCACGACAACCGGCGTATCGGGGCTGTTCTTCCGTGATTCCAGCGTGTTTTGAAACCAGTCGATAACGTTTTGCCGTCTAACCTCGCTTCGCGCTTCATCGGCCTTGTGCAAATCGTCCAGTATGATTGCGCCGCCGAATCCTTCGCGGTGTTTGCCCGCGCCGAAACCGGTAATCGTGCCGCCCGTGCCTGTTGCATACATCACGCCGCCAGCCGTCGTCTTCCAATGATGGCTGCTCTCGCTTGCCAACGCGAAATCGGGGAATATCGCCCGATACTCTTCGTGTTGCACTAAATTCCGAATCTGTACGGAGTTATTGACAGCAAGTGTTGCCGAATAGCTCGCATGGATAAACTCGCAATCCGGCACGCGCCCCATCGCCCACGCGATAAAGTTCACAACCGCTATTTCTGTTTTCGAGTAGCGCGGCGGAATGTTGATAATCAGGCGTTTCGTTTCGCCGTTGAAAACACGCTCAAGCGCATCGCAGATTAGGGCGTGATGCCGTGCCACCATCCATGGATAGCCGCGCCGTTGGTAAAACATATTCAGCGTGAAGTAAAACAAGTTATTCCGCGAAGCTATGCGCAATGCCTCTTGTTTTTCCGCCGCTGTGTATGTCATTTTGCAATTTCTTTCAATGCTTCCGACAATGCGCCCTGCAAATCCTCTTTGGACATTTGTACTTTCTCATTCTTTGGCGTCATGCTGCCGTCGGACGATACGTTATCAACGACCTGCGTTTCACGCCATCCGGCTTGCGTTTTGAGGTAAAAGATAATTGCCGTAAGGTTGCCTTCTCGAACCTTATCTAACAGGCTTTTGCCGGCCGTGCCAATGGCTTTTGCCTTACCTCTTTTATAGCGTTCAACTATCTCCGGATTCTCATCCATCATTTTATAGAACGTTACCTTGCTTATACCAAAGTAATTTGCAATGTGCTCAATACTCAAAACGGAAGCAAGGGTTTCGATTTGTTCTATTTGGTCTTTTGTAAGTTCACACTTTGGGCGACCTGCGCCGCTTTTCCCTTCTTCGCTCATTTCCCTACCGCCTCAATGACCGCACTGCCGCTGATATAGTGTTCATACTTTGGATAATGCAACAGCTTCATACACTCTTCCTTTTCCTTCTCATCCTTAAAGACGATGACCGTGTATATCTCTGCGCTGTTGCGCTCTTTCAGTTTTTCAGTGGATTCTTTGCGGTGTTCTTTTATCTCGCGCAGTGCATCTTTTGTTTCGGATATTTCCGTGTTGTCTTGAAACATATCGCTAAACCGCGCATCGCCGTCAAACAGCAAATCGACATCGAGCTTGTCAAAACCCATATCGCCGAAGTCCACGCCGAAATCTTGGTTTAGTTCTGCCAGTAATTCCGTATCCCATCCGCCCTGCGCAGACGGGTTATTCAGAAAAACCAGCATTTCAAGCTCTTCAGTCTCACTAATTCTCACAAGTGCGACATCAAGCTCATAATCGTTTTTGCCGTCTTTGTAATTCTCTAAGCTGTCCATCACGCCTAAACGTTGATGGCCGCCTAAGATATACATCGTACCGTCTTCACGCTGATTGACCGTGATTGGCTGAATCAATCCAACCTGACGCATTTTGTCTTTCAACTTCTTCTTTGCGCCATCTGCGATTACACGCGGATTTTTCGGGTGCTCATGCAATTGGCTTCGATGGACAGTTACCATCTCAAACTTTTGCAATGACGTTTTCTTCATGATTCATCTCGTAGTTTCTTACAGCCGCCTCGACAAACGGATACCATTCCGCCACTTTCTTGTAATCGGCAGGATAGTGCTTTTTCAGCAACGCCATTTCGGACGGCTCAAGCGAACGGAAAGAATGCCCCAATACGGCACTTTCGGGCGAAAGCTTTAATCTGTGATGCTGGATATAGCGCATCACTTCCGCTTTATTCCAATGCGCCACCGGGTATATCCGCCCGCGCTTATCATCAATGCTACCGCTGTTTTTAATCATGGCGCGACGGACAATACTGTCTGCGATTCGTTCACCCGCAACAATCCACCACACATCAGATGACAGGCGTAGATATTGATAAACATCAAGCGGCTTCACAATTGGGACAGAGTAATCTTCTTTCCGGAAAATGCCGTACCGCATCCACCCCGAAATCATAAAATGCGGGATGCGCTCAATCTCAATGCCGTATTTTTCCTCATACCATCGCAAATTTGCCTCTTGAAAACTCAAGCCCGGCACAGAGTACATAAACACAACATGGATGCGCTTAAAGTAACGGGCGCACAAATCCAGCGTTACTTATGCTGTCTTTGCCGCCCGAAAAGCACACAATACAACTGTCCGAAATCCTGCTTGCCGTCTTAACTGTCTCAAACAGGATATTCGACATAATTAACCGCCTTTGCCGCCGATGGACTTACGACGCGCGAGGTTTGAAGCCTCACGGCGAGAAATTGTGTTACGAAGTGCCCCATAACCCAACGAACCGACACGGCCAAAAGAGTTATTTCTATTGCCTCCACTTGCAATATAAGAATTGCCTTTTGCTTTAGCCATTCTAATCTCCAATAAAAAACCGCCTTTCGGCGGGTTTACTCGTATTTAAGCCAAATACTTTTTTCAGTAAAAGGCCTACCTGTTTCAAAATGACGCGCCTCATCAAAAAACGCACCATCTGAAAACTCTATCAAATCATCATCAACATCAAACAACCGAAGCCTGCCGTTTACCTTCTTTAAGCTGACATGACGGATGTTGTCCAGCACCCACGCATAGACACCCTCTTCAATTTCATTCACGCAAGCATCTTCGGCATCTTCAGGCGTGGCAGGACGAACATCTACCAATTCAGCGACGCACATCATCACACCGGCAGGCAGTTGATGGGTTTCATCACCCCAAATAACCCACGCGTCTTTCTCTGACTTAGATGCACAAATCAACAAATCACCGCGATAGTCTGTCTTCCAGCTTCTCAGTTCGATTGATTTTTCACAATTGCCAATCAGAAAAGCAAACGGTTGTTTTACACTCAATGCTTTCATAATCTGCCTATGTTATACTAATAATTACATTAAATCATACTTAGTACAATTATGCAAGCTAAAAATACAGACTTTTTAACTCTACTTGAGGCCGCTCAAATTACGCAGGCCGATTTATCAAAAAGACTCGGCATCACTGCGACGGCGATCAGCCGCTGGCACAAAATCGGCGTCCCGCAATATGCAGTCGCCTACCTTGAACTACTGGCGAAATATAACCGTTTAATCGATAAGATTTAAAAAAAACCGTCTAACTCCGACCCCTCTCAGAATTAGACGGCAAACACACACTCACCACATAGGAAAAATGGAACGCCCTACACCGGCAAGGCATAGGGCGAAGGGTGCAAGAACCGCTTTATAGTCTGTCTTCGCATGACAACCATTTAGGTCGGGCAAACGCGCGTTTCACTTGCTCCGCGTTTTCTTTACAGGGTCAACAAGGAGAGTGGGGCGCGACCCCCTGTTTATTGGAAGCGTCCGCGTCATCTTCCTTAGTGCTTTAAGCACCCTTTCAGCCTTTGCCCGTTAAGGCAAACACCCACAGAAACCTGAAACCGGCCGGAGAACCCTCCAACCCAAAATTTCAGGTTATTCAGGCCGTCTGAAAATTCAAACGCCGCTACCTGTACAGGCAGAAGCTCACATTCAGACGGCCTGAAAACGCAAAAACCCGCACATTGTTATGTACGGGCTTAAAAATTCATATCCTTTGGGCGTGCGAAAAGCCCCGCAGGGGTAACGATTTGAATTATACACCTATTGTCGGAAAAAACAACAGGCCGTCTGAAAATCTGATGGGGGGAGAGGATTAAATCCCCCTCCCATCTCCATCAAGCCTGATGCGCGAGGCACGGAATCAGGCTGTCTTCGTGCGGCATCGAAGCATAACGCAAGGAGTGGCGGTAGATTTGGCCGTTTTTCACCGTTACGGCGTAATGGGCGTCCCGTTTCAGGTCGAACGGGATATTGGCCTGACGCTCAAACAGCTTCGGCACGGTTTCCAAGTTCACGGTTTCGGCTTCGCGGTATTGCGCCCCTTTTTCTACGGCCACCCGCGCCATCAGGCTCAACACTTCGGGGAACTGTTCGGGCGGCACGTCTTTGTAGCCGACCTTGAATTTCGATTTGACCGCGCTCCACAAGGTAATCGCCAAAGCCTTTTGTTTCTCAAACGGCACGGACTGGATCAGGATATTGTGCAGGGCTTTGACTTCCGCCTGCTGTTCGTGGGTTAGGCCTGACGGCAGGGCTTGACGCGGGGCTTGCGGTTTCAGACGGCCTGACATTACAGCATCGAAGGTGCGGATAACCTGTAAAAAGAATTTGGCACTAATCCATGTGGCGTAGGCATACACCAATTCTTTGCAAGCGTAAGTGCCGCGTTTGTTTCCGCCACGAACCACCTTGATAACCTGTTGATTTTCTTTCAAACCTGAAATTTCAGGTTTGGACAATTCATCAATCAATTCAGTAGTTTGCTGCAATTTCAGCCAGTTTGTCAGTTCATGGCGTTTCTCACCGCCGCTGGCTTTGTGCAAATCATTCAAATTGTAAAGGTTGTTTTCGGTTTGGCGGATTGCCACATTAGAGATTGCGATTGCATTCATGATAGTTTCCTGTAGGTTGTTTTCGAAGTTGCCCGAATAGGCGGCCGCGAGGTTCGAAAACTCCCTACAAGAGCCGTGCTTATTTCCTGCCGAAGCAGGTATTGTATTCACAACCCTCGCGGCCATAGGAAACCTTTATCGAAACAAAACATCAAGGAAACTATGGACGTAAAAAATTCACGCTGACGGGGTGAATGCCGTGTAGGAAGAGGTTTTCGACGCCTCGTGAGTGGGAATATAAAACAAAACCCCCTGCATATGCAAGGGGGTTTGTTACCTTATTTGGGTTTGCGTTTAAAATTCTCGTCATCACAGCAGAATCGGTAAGAATCAATAACCAACCAAACAACACGAAGCAGGTTTTCAGGCGTATCAATAATAACTTGATTGCCTGACACCTCAAGTCCGCATCGTTCGATATTTGAAATATCCGACTCTTCCAATTCGATAGGGAAGATTACAGACGGCCTTTGTTTGTTGTCAAAATACCGTAATATCCATCTGTTACTTTTGCCATCAACCAATACGCTGAAATAGCTTTCCGTATCCTTTGCCTCAATACTCGCATCATCAGGAAGAATTGATTTGACCAAATCAAACAACCTTCTTTCTGCATAAGTGGTAACGATTTTATTGTTTTCGGGGTCGATAATCGGCGCGGTCGGATCTTCCTGCTCCTTCTCAACAAGGGCGGTCTCCTCCTGCACTTTCGGCGCACTAAGCCCCGACACAACCATTGAACTAACTGTATTTTGAACAGCCTGTTTAACGATATGACGTATGCTTTCCAAATATCGTTGGGTAAACTGCCGTTGAATATTCGCCCTTCCCGCCACATAACGGACGAAATCCAAATCCACCTCTTTCAAGCTTTCTGTAATTGATTCTGTAAATGCCGTCAGGTATATGCTTTCTTCTGCAAGGCTTCGCAATGCATCGGGCTGAAACTTGTCGTGCCTAAACTGATACAGTTGCGCCATATCATTTTCATTCAACATCGTAACATCAACGGTCAAAAACGGCTCCGAATCCATAATATTCTTGTTGGACAAATCGGTAAAAAACCGCCATTCCCGGCCGTTGGTAATCGCGCAAATGGCTACTTCAGGCGTGGCATTGAAGTAACGCGACAACTGCGGACAATGATTGGACAAATTCTCGGTATATGATTTTGCTTCGATAAACATAACCGGTGCGCCGTTGCAAAACAATGCGTAATCGACCCTCTCCCCTGATTTTGCACCTGGAAAATCCGCCTGATATTCCGCCCGAACCTTATTCGGATCGAATGCCGAAAAACCTAGAATATCTAATAAAGGCAAAATCAAAGCCTGTTTTGTCGTCTCCTCGGTAGTACAGATATGTGCAACCTTCTTGACATGTTCCGCATGAGAAGCAATCCGTTCTTTAAATACCGCACTTACAGCCGCCGTATTCATGTTAATCCCCTTAGTTAAATTTGATTGAGCAAAGCCCGCATGAAGCGGGCAAAATTCTACAGATGGATACTTAATATCCTGCAGGAATAACAGGGGCAGAAACAACAACCCCATCTTTCATAACAACCGAAACTGTTCGAACCGATCCGGTTAGTCCATTCGCAAACGACCACACATAAACCAAGCCTTCAGGAGATGACTTTGTTAAATTTGGCTTGCCAAGCAAAGTTAATACCTCCTGTTCATTCATACCTTGCTTTATCTGCCGAGCGTTATCCCAACTGAAATTTGTACCGGCACATCCGGCCAATAAAATTGCACTAATGGCAAGAGCAAATACTTTTTTCATACTATCCCCGTTTCATTAAGAAGTGTTAATTTCCGCAATCATACCGCAACCGTAAAGAAAATCAAACCTTCTCAAACAGCAAATCAAAATCATCCCCTGCCGCCTGCCGTATCGCCCCATACCACGCGGCCAAGCCTAAATCCGTCTGCGAATGCAGGGGCTGCTCGCCGCGCCGCCTGATTTCAGCCTGCAAGCGTTCCTCGTAGGCTGCCTGCGACTTCGCACCGATGCCGAACGAAATACGGACGGCCTCCTGTTGCGGCGCATCCACCTTCGCCCACGCCTGCAAAGTCAGAAACATGGCATCTTCGCCGTATCTCAAGCCGATTTCAGGCTCATGCGGGTAAACTTCCTCCCCCATATAGCGGCTTTCGATGCTCAAGCACCGATTGCGGCTGCGCGTATCACGGTAACGACGCTCAAAAGCCCGCGCCAAGTCGTTCATAAATTCAAATTCTTGCTGATTCATAGCTTGATTAACCCTTTTTCATGCAACAAAACCAAAGTCCGCATTACACCTTCCGCGAAGGCTTTTCCGCGTAATAAAGCTCAATAATCTTTTCTGCAGCCCCGTCCACAACAGCTTCGGCGTTCTCAAGGCCGTCCAATAACGACAATGGCAACTTCCCGGATTGGCGGATGAAGTAAGCAATCAGCCATCGTTCTTCGCAACCGGAAAAATCCAAACGCTCCAACATATTTTTCAGCGTTCGTTCGGGCATCTTCGCCCCGCCTAAAATCATGGAGAAAAATTTATACTCGACGTCAATCCGGGCTGTGATTTCGGCTCTACTCATTCCCCAGTCGGCTTGTTTGAGTTTGATTAGCTCTTTTAGCGTCATAGCGTTCCCTGTCATTCAAAACTCCCAAATAATGCCAAATTCCTGCGCCGCCCATGCTTGGATGCGGTTTTGGTAATCGGTCATCTCGCCGGTATTGAGGGTAGTGGTCGAAATGCCGATTTGCGAACCGTCCGGTAACTCTTCGCTGCCGATGAATTGGCGTTTGCAGTATTCATGCCACGCATTCTGACTAAACCGTTTGCCGGATACCCATGCCTGCTCGGCCAAAGTCTGATAAATCTTCCATAGGCGGCGGTTCTGCTCGGTGCTGCGCTTCGATTTGTACGGTCGGATGCTGATTTCCAAATCAGGGCTTTCTTTCAGCCAGCCTTGCAGGTTATTCCAGATAGTCGTCATCAGCGGGCGCATATTTTGGATTTGCAGGCGATAGGTTACAGATTGCATCATTCAACCTCCCTTGCCTTCCTACGGTATTCCGCCGCCAGTTCGCGCAGTTCCTGCTTACCGTAATGCTTTTCCGACTGGTCGGCCTCGATGCGCTCCACTTCGGCCAGCCCGACACGCCCAATCAAACCTTGGCGATACGCCACCACATTGCCCGACAAATGGCAATTACAGTGTTTGCATTGTCCGTGGGTATTGCCCTCGTCAAAGCGCAAATGCGGCGAACTGCCCACACTGCGGTAATGCCCCGCGTCGTAGCTGTTCGGCTCGCGGCCCAACGGCTTGCCGCAGCTAATGCAAGGCTTACCCCTATCCCTCAACCTGATATAGCGGTTAAACGCCGCCTGCGCCTTTTTCGTCAGCCCCGGTATCGTTTCCAACTTGTGCCGCATCGCCGCCGTCTTCGCCCGCTCCTTGCGCTTGGCTGCCTGCTCCGACTTGATGGCCGCCTTGCGCTTCTGATCGCGCTGATACCTCACACCGCAGGCCGGGGAGCAGACAAACTGCAACGGCCTCTGCTTTTCAAACACCGTGCCGCATACTTTGCATTTACGCTTAGCCATTCCGCCTCCGCACCTCTTCCACCACGATCACAACCAAACCCAGCACCAGCCCGACAACCGCCGCACCGGTCAACCAAATCAAACCCACTATTCCCGTCATTTTTCCCTCTCAAACCATTCAATCCGTTTTGCCACCGCCTCTTCGGAGGCCGCCTGAAACTTCCCGCTCTCGCATACCGTGCGCCTGTTCAGGTGTCGCCATTTATCCACCGTCGGGCAAGTCAGATGGCCTTTAAACCCCTTGGCCGCCGCATCGCGGAAATCGGCATGGGCGCAGCGCAGGCAGGTTTCACGTATTGGCATTAGCCGCCTTCTTCGCCGCAAGCATTTTTGACATATCCGCCAGCCTTGCCCGCGCCGCCTGTCTGTCTAAACAAAGAGGCCGGCTACCGTTCAGAACCTCTTCCCGCTCGTCCGTTGCCTGATACGGCAAAGCCTGTAACGCGGCCTGCTTGTTCAGACGGCCGGCGCGCACGGCTTCGGTGATTTTCGTCTTCGCGTCTTCGGCATCCCATCCGCGCTCAACCACCCACCTCACACCTCCCGACAAGTCCAAACCGCCCGCCAGCTTTTCATAAGCCGCCTTAAACGCCATCCGCGCCCCGGTCTTATCCCCGTTACGCATCAATTCCGCCGCCCCCATCGCCGCCGCCTGTTGCGCAATTGCGGGGACAACCACCGTTACCCGCTCATCCCTCAAACCTTCGGATACCAACCCCCAAGCCTCATCGGCCGACGGCAGCCCCGTATCAATCCTCTGCAGCACGGCGGCCAACGTCAGACGCCCCGTCAGTTCGCGACGGCAGCGGTTCAGCGCATCAAGGGACTTCCCCACCCCGAACGGCAACAACTCCTCAACCATCGCCGCCTTGGCGTTTTCGCTCAAATCGGCCCCCGTCAATTCGGCGGTTACACTGACCGCCTCAAGGATTTTTTCAACATCGGTTTTCATGCCAACCCCTTCGCCTTCAAAATTGCCAAAGCCCCGTTATGGGTCTCAACGGCGGTTTGTGTTTTTTCCGTTTGCCGCGCCTTGGTCTGCGTCATCTGCTCGCCGCGCTGCATATCCGTCAAAATTTGCTGGTACGACTTCAGCAGCAACCCGAAGTCATGGCGGCATTGCACGAAAAAACCGCCGTTGTGCGTCAGGTAGTACGCCGCCAAACCGGGCGCAAGGTCTGCACCAACCATGCGGACAAGGTTTGCAGCCTGCCCCCGCGTTTTCGCATTTGCCGCAGGCAGGACGCCGTAGCGGTCACGGTAGGCGGCGGCATAGGCTTTCCACGTCGCCACGTTTGCGGGATTCGGTTCGGCAGACTTACGCCCTGCCTTTTTTGCAGGCTTGCCGTCGGGCGGTAAAATTTCAAAATCCCCGGTCGGCACGGCGGCGGGGGAACCCCCGTCGCAATCCCGTAAGGGATTTATATTTGCTTGTAAGTCTTTGTTGTAAGTCTTTGTATATTGCTCCTTCAAATTTGAATCTTCGACGTTCAAATTTGAATCTTCGACGTTCATATTTGAATCTTCGACGTTCATATTTGAATCTTCGACGGTCGGCGTTACCGCTTCAGGCACAAGCAAATCAGACGCATAATTCACGCGATACCACTTGCGATTGTCCAACTTGTTCCGGTTGTACTCTTTACTTGTAACCAGCAGCCCCAAATCCTCCAGTTTGCGCACATACCTGCCTATTTTTTGTTCGTTCTCAAAAAACGGGAAAATCTCCAGCCAGTCCTCGTAAGTGTTGTACACCCAACGGAAACCGTCGCGGATATTGCGGCTGTGCAACGTCAGGAAATGCACCTGTTGCAGGAATACCGCCTCATGCAAACCGATACGCACCGCCAAAGTCGGGCACACAATCATGGGATTTTCGGCAATCAGCAAATTCATACTTCCACCCCTCCGAATAATTTCCGCTTGCATTGCGTCTGTTTATCGCTCATAATGAAACCTCTTTTTTAAATCAAACTTCCACCACCCCGCGCCCAAACGCGGGGCTTTTTTTTGGCCGTCTTTCCGGCCTGTCATCCGTGCTATGATTGAATTTCCACAAACAACCCTTCACGGAGAATCGAAATGTCCCAATCCGCATACGAACAGGCCGTAGAAATCGCCAAAGCCGCCATACAGGCCAAGCCCGACATATTTCTGAAAGGCTCGAGTCCGGTCTTCATCAAACAAAGTGCCGAAACCATTGCCGCCTTCGTCGAACAAACCGCGCTTCACTTGGAAGCGGTGCGCTTGGAAAAAGAGCGGTAATCCCTCAGATACAACAAAGCGTTTTCCAGCGACATAAGCGTATCCATAGGCAGGGCATCGGCCTGCTCTGCCTTCTTCCACACCAGCTTTTTCAAACGTTTGATATCCTTCTTTTTCAGCTTCAAAAACCGCTCTTCCATCTCAATCCTCCTTCAACTCCGGCCAAATCTCGTGCCAGTCATCAGGACGTAAGTCTTTTCGATTCACTGCGCCTCCGGTTAATTTTTCAATCTGCACGCACCGAATGATCGGGGGCGGCGTTCCTTTTTTATTCCAAGCCCACACCGTCGGTTGTTTAACTCCGATCGCTCGCGCAAGTCGGGATTCATTGCCAAAATAATCAACTGCTTTTTGGATACTCATAGCCAGTTACTCAATTAAATAGCTGCATTATAGCTAATACTTATATTAAATACAACTATTGCCTTTTATAGGTTATGCCTTTTATTATCGATTACCAATGCTTATGCGCAATTGATTTGGAGATCAAAATGTTTTCAGGTGAACGGTTAGGACAGGCAATATCAGAAGCGATTAAGAGAAAAAATGTCAGCCAAAAGGAGGTTGCCGATCATTTTGGAGTGAAACAGCCAAGCGTTTCAGGTTGGATAAAAAATGGAAGAATAGATAAAAAACATTTAGATAAATTAATTGATTATTTCTCAGACGTAGTAACGCCAAGCCATTTCGGCATTGAAACATTCAAAGTCTTAAAATCGAATGAAGAAAGTAGCATACGTTTCCCCCGCCTGAATGCCGAAGCGACCTGCGGCGCGGGCACGATTAACGACCACTATATCGAGGTTGTGGATTATGTAACCGTCGCCGCCGCATGGGCGCGGGAGAAACTGGGCGGAAACCTGAACAAAATCCAAGTCATCACAGCCCGGGGCGACAGCATGGAACCCACCATCGAAAACGGCGACGTAATGTTCGTCGATACCGCCGTCGAAGCCTTCGAGGGCGACGGCCTCTACCTGCTTTGGTATATAGACGGCCTGAAGGCCAAGCGGCTGCAATCCACCGTCGGCGGCGGCCTGATGATCATCAGCGACAACAGTTCATACCGAACCGAAACCGTGCGCGGCGAAGATTTAAACGCCGTACGCATCATCGGACGCATACGCGGCGCATGGCGTTTGAGCCAGTTCTAGGCCGCGTCTTCTGGTGGAGCGTGTTGGATTGAAAACAATATATTTGCATTAACAATAGATTTTCACATTACTTATGACAAAACTAATCCAAGTCTTACAGGCGGACAGCCTTATCCGCTTCAACAATTGGCTGGAAGGGACAGATAACCATGTAAACCCCGTCTTCATCGGTGAGTTCCAACATCCGAAAGGGAAAATTGAAGCATTTTGCAAGCCATATGACATGAACAAGAAAGGTTTGATCAATGAAATTATCGGCTTTCTAACAGCTTATGCGCTAGGCATTACCCAGCCCGAACATGCCTTTATTGCCGTTCTCCCAGTGAAAAGCCTTCCCGGATTTTCCGCTATCGTCCGCAGCCGGGAAGAAAACAAATGGATGAACGGCATGAAGGATGTCGTTTGCTTTTGTACATCGCGCCTAGACGGCCACAGTGCCGCTATTCATTTGGGTTGCGATGTGACGGCAAACTCCCCTGTTTGGCAGGATTTAGTTTCGGACGTGGCGAAATGGACGGAATGCGGCGCGGCAGTCGCACTGGATGAAAATATAGCCCATGCTGACCGGCACATGAACAACCTGCTTCGTCTGTCCAAACAAAGCTACGCACTGATTGATAACGGCCGTCTGATTAACGAATTTGACGAGCAATGGGATAGCGAAATGTTAGATGCGCATCAACATTACAACAACCGCCTTTTAAACTCGCTAAACACATGGCAAACAAAAGAACCGAACAAAGAAGCCCTACATAGCGAAGCTATTTTTTCTTCCGAACGGCACGGTGAAAAATTCAAAACAATTGAAGAGGAGCTTTATTTTTGGTTAAATAAGCTGCTTACAGAGCCTGAATTTAACCAGTTCAAGCAGTTTTTAAGCGATAGGACGAAGGAAACACCATGTCTGCTCCAACGGAGATTCCAACGGCTGATCTAACCGACACACTGTCCATATTGTCCGGGCTGTCCGTACCGATGGCGAAACCTGCCGTAAAGGTAAAATGGGCGGTGATCCGCATCATGCCTGATTTGGCATCCGGCGAACTTTTAAATGTCGGCATCGCCGTACTGTACCGTCGGAAAGTCCATGTCAGATTACTGCCGAATGCCGCACCGTTCGAGGCGTTATACGGTTCGAACGGCAGGGAAAATTTCAGCTTCCTGCTAAACCTGATCGGCAAACACCTCCAAAGTCGAAACGATTTGTCCATCCAAATCTCCCCGCAGGTAAAGATTGGGAAACCGCAATTTGCCGCCGGGGACAATGTAAAAGAGATACTGGACCGCATATATGCAAGCATGGTGCCGCTTGATTTGATGTGCCGGAAGAAAAGCGAAGGCCAAAAACGAAATATCAGCACCGAACGGTTGCGCCACAAAGTATTCATGTCTTTTCGGGAAGTGGACACCAAATTCACTGACCGGGTTTGGCATGACGAAAAGAACCCTATTGTTATCCCGACAGATTCCGGTAGGACGGCCGCGCTGCCTCATCTCCAACTTTGGACAGAGCCGGATATAGCGGGCGGGCCGATACGTTTCGCCTCTTTCGTTTCAACCGACTATCAAAAATCCATGCCCGCAGACCTTCACCTCCTTTTGGCGAAACAGGATATCGAATTAGCCTCCAACTCACGGAATAAAGAGGAAAAAGGGGCAGGCCTGTTTGTTTACCGCCCCGATGATATGCCTGCCGAAATCAGTTCCAACATCGACAACACCATCGATCATACACATTGGCTGCTGAGTAGGAATATAAAAGACAAATCGTTATTCACAATGGAAGTAGAAAGTGATATTTCCAAACTGATTCAAGCCGCCCGAGAGTTCATCCTGGTGTAATTCCACCAAATTAAAACCAATCCTGCGCGTGTCGGATAACTTCGTAAAATTACCGATTTACACAAAGTGTAAATTTCAGGCCGTCTGAAAAATCAGACGGCCTTAAAACACGTTGAGCAAATCACGCGTCAGATTTTGTTATCCGCGCTACTGGCTTTGGCTTCTTCCCAATTTGATTTTTAGGGCAACGCAGAATACGGATGATAAAAACAGACCGAACAACGACGCCATAACATTGCCGCTGCCTTCTCCGTCGGCAATATCTGCCGCATACAGCATCAGCCAATAGGCCAGCATAGCGGCGGTTTGCGGATAGAGTATTTTTGCCCGCCACAGATAGGGGCGGCGGTAACCGTCGGCGAGATACATCATGCACAGGTAGGGGAGAGCCGCGCTGGATACGGCAATGAACATTGCGCTGCGGAAGTGTGCGGCACGGAAACCGCTGCTGCCGTAAACCATTTCCGAGAGCAGTGCCAGAGCGAGTAACAGACCAGCCACGGTTGCCGCGTCGCGGAAGATTTCCCTGGGTACGGATTTGGCGGTTTTGCTTTTGAGAAGCCGCCGAATCCAAAGTAGGTATCCGATTGATAGGGCGATGACGATCAGGCCGCCGGTTATTTCTTTTCTCTCCCGCCGTCTTTGCTCCGCCATTCGTTCCTCTTCGGTCTGTTCTCTGAACATCCTATCTACCGATTCGCGGATAAATGGGTTGTCGGTCTCATCGGGCGATACGCCCGCGCTGCGTTCGGATTGGGCGATGAGAAACTGCCGGTGGCGGTCATATTCTTCAATTCTTTCTATCGATTCGCGCAAACTCATTTTCCTGCCTCCTTCTTCCGTTTCAACTCGTCCTCCGCCAACAGGAGGTACATTGCTGACAATATCGGCAGCGGTACTTTCCGGTTCGATTAGAAACTGGCGGTGTTGTGCGTAATCGTCCCATTTTGCTTTTTCTTCCTGCAAAGAAGCGCGAGCGGGGGTGAGGGCGGCGGTGAGAATTGCCGCGAGTATGAGGGGCAGGCGTGTTTTTCTCATGACTTTCTCCTAATAAAACAGCGAGCTGACCCAAAAAACGCGACCGACGATTTGCTGCCGAAAGCGGCGGCATCCAAGCCCATAGTCTGATTAGTCCGCAACGCGGCCTCGGCAATTTCGTTGATATGTCCCTGACGGCCTTTGAAATTATTCAGCACCGCATAGGCGACCTGCAATATCGGGGTCAAATCTTCCATCTTAGTTCCTTTGGTTTTGCGTAATTGAAGTAAAGACGCACTATATATCTGAGTCTCCGAGTCTGACAACCGCCCGAAAAGGGCGGTTTTTTTCAAACTTTTTTCTTTTAAAAATCAAAATAATAAGCATACATGAATAAAAATATAACTATTGCCTATTGATTAAATATAGGTAATGGTTATAATGCACCCATCGAAACAAAACAACCAAGGAAACGGGAGACAGCAAATGTACCCCTACATCGAAAACCCTGCCATTGCACGGGCTGAAATGCAAAACGAAGCTGACTGGGCATACACCTACGCCAAAGAGGAGCAGGAAGAGGCAGACAAAGAAGAAGCCGAACGGCTGGCCAAGAAATACGGCCTGCAAATCCTGATGGAATGGGTATGGGCGGACGAAGCCGAATATACCCGCGAAGAATACCAAGAAGCCTACACGCAGGAAGTTTTCGACGATTTCGTTTACTGCGTACTGGATGAAAACAAAGAGCGTCCCCTGCCGCTGGGCATCGAAATGCCGAACTACAACAAATACCTCGCACTGCGGACGGTACGCATGGCCGCATGAGGCGGCATCGGCCTAAATACGGCATTGCAGACAGGCGCAATATGCTACCCCCGGGCGCGGGGGAGTGCCGCAAGACGCAGGCGGCAGGCAGAGACAGGGGGATTCGCCACCCCTCCGTATTTAGACCAATGCCGCTTTTGGCAGAAAACGAAACCGAAGGACAAAAAATGAAAGTAAAAATCAGCAGAAAAGAAATTCACGCACTCGCCGCCGTCGTGCTGGCCGGAGCGGACAACATCTTATGTAAAAACTTTGAGTATATGGGTCGCAGCAACCGCAAACTCAAAAAATGCATCAAAGAACTTCAACCCCTTCTCGACAGATTGCAGAAAAAAATGCCCGAACCACAGAGCGAAACTATCCGGTACACCCGCACGAAAACCAAAATCAACGGCATAGAAGGCCTGCCCGAAGGCATCCGCCGCGAACTGATTGACGCACTGCAACAAAGCCTCTGCGAAGGCCGACAAGCCGAAGCGAAAACCAAATCTGAAGAAGCAGCATAACAAGATAGTACATCAATGGTATGCCGTTAGTCGGAGAGTGGGCATATCACAGGCGCGGAAAGAGCCTGATTAAACCTTCGACAGCGTGCGGACGGCCTCCTTTCCGTCGCGGCACGCAACCACACAAACACTTATCGGACAGGGCGCGGCGGCTTTAATCCCCTGGCTGGACGGGGAATTTATCCACCCCCATCCGCGCCCTGCCCCATAAATGTTTAGCAAAAGGAAGAAAAAATGAAATATAGGACGACAAGATACGATGATTGCCCGCACTGTGGCGGGATGGGCCGGTTCGGAATGCCCTGCCCAATGTGCGGGCACTAACCGTCAATAAAAAAGAGGGGGTAGGCGCATGTACTGCCTACCGGTTATCAACAGACACATGGAGTCTAGTCAATGGCAACCTATTTCGGTTTCGCATTGGCGGACGGTATGTTCGAGGGTGATTGCACTATCAGCCGTAAAACGGTTGATGCGCAATACATCCGGGAGCGTACCGGCGACTTGATACCGTGCCTAAACCCTTCGCATCAGGCAACGATTGACGCGATGCGGCAGCGGTTCGGTATTGACGTCGCGATTCCCGACGCACCACCACTTGTAAAAGTGGGCAAACATGACAGCCTGATTGTCATGGGTGTACGGGGATTGCCGCGCCTAACAGACAGACACGAGTACACGGCGGACGAGATTGCTTCGGCAACCTTTGCTTTCACCCTGTACACCGTGCTGGACTAAGGGTAGCCGATGCAGACGCCCGCCGAACGGACGGTTAAGTACCCTGATGCAGGTATGGGAATCAATGCATGACACCGGTGAACGGCTTGCCGGTGCAAACACAGCCTCACAGTGAGGTGCTCCTTGGAGATACCAAATGACAAAATTTATCAATTGGATGCTGTTTTTCGCCGTACTGGCCGCACTGGCCGTCTACGGCGGCAGCGAACAACCCGCAAACACCACAGCCCCCGCATGGGATGCCGCCAAAACGCGGCAGGAGGTGGAAGCAGACATCGCATGGATGAAGCGCATGAACGCCGTGGAGGCAGAACAGGCGGCAAGGGACGCAAAAGCCGCCAAAGAGTTTGAGGAAGCCGACAGGAGCGATTGGCATCCGCCGTATGAACCGACAGGGGAATGAAATGAAATACGAAATTTTAAAACCCGCCTACTGGCACAAATACCCATGACCGTTTCAGACGGCCTGAAAAAAGGAAACCGAAATGAGCACCCAAAATAAAACCCATTACAGGAAAGTGTTTGATAGCCCGTATCTATCGGCAGCAGACATAGTAGAGCCTGTATTACTTACCATCGCCAGCGTGATTGTCGAGACAGATAAGACAAAGAAAACAAAAGACAAAATGAATACGGCTTATTTTGTCGAACAACAAATCCGACCGGGCGAACCATTGAAACCCATGATACTGAACGCCACCAACTCCAAAATGGTAGCCAAGATAACCGGCAGCCCGTTCCTTGAAGATTGGAAAGACGTACAGGTAGAGATTTATGTAGACCACAACGTACGTTTCGGGCGCGAAACTGTAGAAGGCTTACGCATCCGCCCTACCCCCATCCGACCGCAGAAGAAAGAACTGACACCAGAGAATCAGAAAATGTGGCAGTCAGCCATTGATGCCTATAAGAGAGATGGCAACAGCTTAAAAAACGTGGAAGCACGTGTCTACATCAGCGAAGAGAACCGGCAATTACTTATCAATCAGGCGACCCAATCATGAGATGGTATGACATCGGGCAAAACAGCCCGGAATGGGAAGAATTGCGAGCCGGTCGGCTGACTGCCTCAAACTTCGCCGTCATCATGGCCAACCAGCCTAAAGCCTTTAGCGATGCCGCAAAACGCTTGGCCGTCCAAATCGCCTTCGAACGTATCAACGGCTATTCCATGCGCGCGCATTACGGCGACGGTTACAGCAATGCCGACATGGAGCGGGGACACGCAGAAGAGCCGGTAGCCCGCGCCCTGTATGAATCGGAAACATTCTGCACCGTACAAAACGGCGGCTTCTTCTGCAACGACTATATCGGCTGTTCCCCTGACGGCCTAGTCGGAGATGATGGCGGGATTGAAATAAAAAGCGTACTGCCGCAAACCCATGCCGCCACCAAGCGGCGCGACAATTTCGACCCCGCCTACCGCTGGCAGATACTTGGCAACCTTGCCCACACAGGGCGCGAATGGTGGGATTTTGTCAGTTATTGCAGCTTTGCCCCAGAGCCGCACAAATTATTGATTTACCGCGTCCGCCGCGAACAATACAGCACGCAGATACAACAATTGCTGGCGCGCGAAAAAAGATTTATCGACTTAATTAACCAATCAATCAAGGATTTTTCATGAGCCTAAACAAAGCCATCCTAATCGGCCGCTTAGGCCGCGACCCCGAAGTGCGCTACATGCCCAACGGCGAGGCCGTCTGTAACTTCTCCATCGCCACCAGCGAAACATGGAACGACCGCCAAACAGGACAGCGTCAGGAACGCACCGAATGGCACAACATCACCCTCTACCGCCGCTTGGCCGAAGTGGCGGGACAATACCTAAAAAAAGGCAGCCAGGTTTACATCGAAGGCCGCATCCAAAGCCGCAAATACACCGGCAAAGACGGCATTGAGCGCACCGCCTACGAAATCATCGGCAGCGAAATGAAGATGCTGGGCGGCGGCAACGACAGCGGACAGCAAAACGCCCAACACACACCACCCGCGCCGCCACGCCGTCAGGCTCCCGCCGCACCGGCGCAACCCGTAGATGATATTGATGATGACGTCCCATTTTAGGAGTAACCCATGAATCAAGAATTGTTGATTTCAAAGAAAGTCCGCTACAACAACTTAGAAGCCGAAATCAAATACATGAAAGAAACTATATCGCAAAAAGAATGCGCACTGCTGGAAATCGGCCGGCAGATTTTTGAAGAAGAAACAGGTTGGAAGTTCCGTGAAACCATACTTACCAATAAAAACGGCAATGTGAAACTGAAAGTCATGTTGCAACGCGCCGAACTGCGCAACGGCGAATTTACCGTCATTGGCGAAGTAATGAACAAGCATGGCGGGTTTTCAGGGAAGAACAGAATCATAACGGCCAGTGATTACACGGAGGTGAAAGCAAATGACACAGCAATTTAAATTCGGCGACCGCGTGCAAGACACAGAGGGCAGACAGTTCATATTCCTGCGCGGCCACCTGTCCTGCTGCACCGTCGCATCGTCAGACGGGGGAACACACGTTTACCTGCTGAATAAAATCTACCCGTGCGCAACCGAACCGCACCCCGACACCTCGCGCTTGGACTGGCTGGCTGACCCTGAAAATACCATCAGCAAAGTTATGTTGCCGGGTTGGTACTCCGGCGAATATGACAGCCTGCGTGATGCAATCGACGCGGCCATGCGCATACAGGCAGCGAAGGCCGTCTAAAAATCCAAACCCGCGCGGCACGGTTTGCCGCATTTAAAACCAACCTAGGAGCAAAAAAAATGAACAAAACCGAATTAGTCGAATCCGTTGCCGCACAAGCAGGCTTGAGCGACCACAAAACGGAAAAAGTGATTAACGCCGTATTTGATACCATCAAGCAGCAATTGGCCGATGGCGGCGAGGTATCCATTGTCGGTTTCGGCGTTTTCCACGTTTCGGAGCGTGCCGAACGTCAAGGCCGCAACCCGCAGACCGGCGAAACGCTGACCATTCCAGCCACCAAAAAACCGAGATTCCGCCCGGGCAAGCCCCTCAAAGAAGCGGTTAAATAATGTTCGCCGTTTTCGGCAAAACCCGCGCCGAAGAAGAAGCACGGCGTGGGTTGGTACACGACAAACAAAAAGGGATTTGGTACGAGGACAGGCGGCATTGGAAACGCCTTGGCAATACCCGCTACCAAATCAGCCCCACCTATTCCGACTACCGCACCGCCCTTGAATTTTGCCGACTGGCCGAAGGAAACGCAGACATGCACATCGTCGGCATCCGCAGGATGGAAGAAGGGATATGGAAACCGTACCGGGCAATCGGAAAAATCAAACAGGAAATAAAAGGAAAGATGCAATGACACCTGAAAGAATCGAACAAGAGCGCAAGGCGTTTGAGGAGTGGTACTACGATAGCATAGGCGATACACGGTTCCCGCTTGATAAGTATGAAAACGGATGCTATTGCAATCCCAACGCAGAAGATATGTTTACAGCATGGTGCGCCGCGAATAGCCATGCGGAGGAATCCAAATGGATGAGCGTAAAGGATAGGCTGCCGGAGACTGAAACTTCCGTCCTGGTATGTACCGAACGCGGATATATTTTCTTGTCATGGGCAAGTAATGAAGATGTATTTTGGTTCTACAACGAGGATGAAGATGACCGTGTAACCCACTGGCAACCACTCCCGGAACCGCCTGAAACGAGAGGCAAATAATGGCCGCCAACAAACGCCCGCGCAAAAAATACAGCCCAAAACGCAACCCCCTTGCCGCCTGCCGCTACGCCCACTTCGTCCCAAAACTGGCCGTCAGTAACGAACCGTTAAAGGACAGGGAGGTTGCCGAAATATCAGCCCCCCTATTTCGCCTTTATCGAAGCCCTCAAAGCAGGCACGGCGACGGAAGGCATGTTCTACGCTGCGTGCGCCACGCACTACCTCTACTTCGCCCTGCTGAAAGTGTTCCAAGCCGACACCTTCAACGCCGACGAAGACACCGAAGCCGCGTTCCACATCGGCCTCGCCTTGCAGGCGGAAGAGGCATCGGGCAAAGTTGCCGAAACCATAGACACCATCGGCAAAAGATACACTGGGCGCGGCAAATTTATCGCCACGGGCGACGAACTGCGCCTTTTGCAGCAAACCGCCGACCGCTTCAAAGCCGCCCTCGAAATGGCCGCGTGGAAACACCACGTCCGCGCCATCAAAGAATCCGAGCCGGTACTGGATGCCGAAGCGCACAAGCAGCGGAAAAAACAGGAAGGGTAGAAATGACCGACACCTTTTTGACCAAAGAAGAAACCATCCAACTAACCGGACGCAAACAACCGAAAAAACAGGCCGAAACCCTGCGCAAAAACGGCATTCCGTTTTTTACCAATGCCGCAGGCTACCCTGTTGTCAGCCGCAGCGTGCTGGAAGGCAAACCGCAAAAACACAAGCCGGACAAGCCCAGGTGGCAGCCGGCAGTCTAGGAGGGAGTAATCATGGGCAGGAAACGCAGCACCAACACCAACCTTCCCGACCGAATGCGGGCACGCAAACGCACCCGCAAAAACGGAAAAACCACCGTCTATTACTTCTACGACGGACGAGACGAGAACGGGCGGCGTAAAGAAATCCCGCTGGGCACGGACTACGTTGCCGCCGTCCAAGAGTGGAGCAAACTCGAAGCAGCCAAACTGCCCAAGTCCGCCCGTGTTACCTTCCCTGTTGCCGCCGAACGCTACCTGCAGAATATCATCAGCCACCGCAGCCGCAACACCGTTTCCGGCGCCAACAACGCCGTACGTAAGCTGTCTAAGTTTTTCGGCGGGGAGAACCCGGCTCCATTGGATGAAATCGAACCGGCACACGTCCGCCGTTATCTCGACTGGCGCAAAGACACACCCTGCGGCGCTAACAACGAAATCGGTTATCTCAGCGCCATCTTTAACTATGCCAGAGAGCAGGGCTGGACAAGCAAAGAAAACCCCTGCCGCAACGTCAAGAAGCACAGCAAGAAGCGCCGTGAGGTTTATATTGAGGATTACCTATATCAGGCCGTCTATCAAGCCGCCGGCCAGCAGATGCGCGATTTAATGGATATTGCCTACATTACCGGCCAGCGCCCTGTTGATATAGTAGGCATTCACAGCAGCCACATCCACGAAGGCATCCTGCATATCAGCCAGCAGAAAACAGGCGCCAAACTGCGCTTTGAAATCAGCGGGCAGTTGAAGGAAATCATCGACCGTATCCGTCCGGACAACGGCTACCTGTTCCTCAACAACCACGGGAAACCGTTGGCCCGCGCCGCCCTAAGCAGGCAGTTTTTGGCGTTGAGAAAAACCGTCATACAGCAGCGGCCGGAACTGGCTGAAGAGTTGGCCGACTTCCAATTCCGAGATTTGCGCGCCAAAGCCGCTACGGACATTTACCTGTCCGCCGACACCCGCAGCGCCTCCGACCAACTCGGCCACGCCTCCGAACAGATGACCAAAACCTACATTCGGCGCGGTAAAATACTCAAGCCGCTGAAATAGCGTTTGCGGAACGCCGCTAAAAATTGCGGAAATATAACGGCTGACAAAAGATGAATTATGCTTATGCAGCAAATATTTATCTACAACAGCCGTCTTGATGGTTGATTATCCCTATAATGGTTCAGGCATTTACTGAGGTTCTCAGGCATATCTACGATTCTTTCTGCCCGAAGCAGTGTTTTGAAATGATTATCCTCAAACAAACGATTTAACCCAGAAAGAATGATCAGCAGCTGTTGTTGGCAAAATTCAGCCTGTGTTGCCATCAACTGTCTTCGCTTAATCTCATTCTCATACATTTGAAGTAGCTTCTCCTTATTGATAGGTGTATTACGCCTCGGAGTGAAGTGGTAAGTTTTACCATCACGCTTTCTCTGTTGGATCAGTCTCCTGATTTTGGCAATATCTCCGCGCTTTAGCTTCTGTTGTTGGTAGAGATCGGATAAAGCCGTTTGAACTTCTTTTTCTTTTGCACGGGAAATATCGACAGCAACGTCAATCGGCAAATAGCCTTTTTCTACGCCTGCAATCAGGCGTACCTCACCTTCTCGCAACAAATGTAAAATTCCCCGTATGTATGCTTGATGAAGGCCAATCTTTCGTGAAATATCTTTTTCGGAATATCCACGTTCATACAACACCCGAATGGCAGACAGTATTTCCAAATTGGTGTGCTTACGTCTAGCAATATTTTCAGCCAGGCTGATTAAAAATCCTTCGTCACCACTAACCTCCACAATGTGACACGGTATGTACTCTTCACCTAGCTCTTGGCAGGCGGTCAATCTTCCTTCGCCGCATAATAGGCCATACCATTGTTCTCCATCCAATATTTCCGATTTGGTAACGGTAATCGGACGCTTTAGACCGACTGCCGCGATGCTGGCGACCAATTGGTTAAACACTTTGGGATTCCTACTGCGTGGATTCAGGACCTTGATTCGATTGATCGGTAGTGTTTGAATCACCATCCTCATAAAATTGCCTCCTTAATCAATACTCGTTTACTCATGGCAAAAAAACGACTCAAATCTTTATGGTGATAACAATCCCAGTCAATTGGGTTTTGTTCCATCAATCTCACTTTGGCACAATGGGTTTTTTCGGAAGGAAGTAGATAGTAATCTACTATTTTCTCCGCCGTTTCATCCAGCCGCACAGCTATGGTCAAATCAGGAGCAAGGCTACTGTCAAAACGTATAAACCAGCGTTTGGTACCAGCATCGGTTATCCGACAGCGTGCCAGCACTAGAGAAACAAAAAACTCCTGATTAATATAGAGTAAATCGTTTTCCGGAATGCGGGATACCGCTCCCCCCAGCCGCTCAATTTCTGCAATCGTCTGCTCAACCAGATCTGCATGAGTCCGTCTCAAGGCACGATTGATTTTCAGATAGCGATAGTCTCGGCTGGGTGTATAACCTACTTCCCGATAGCTCTTAAGTAGGCTTCCGAAGCGGCTACGGAACATACTGCTGGAAGGGCAATCTGCGGCTTCATCAATGATCAAACCAGACAGCTTGCCGTTAATTCGGAGTAGCTCCTTTAATTTATCCAGCATTTCTTCATTGCTCCAATGCCGGCTTCTTTGGTGGATAATGCTTTGGGCAGCATTGAACAGTACGGTGGAAACAATGGGTTGAAAGACTGAATTAGCCCGTACCCATTGTTCGGAGGCATTCTTGCCTTTATGTGGCTTGAAGGGCGAATAGCTGCTTTTGTTCCAGACATTATTGCCGATGTATTTTTCGTTAATCAGGATTTGATGCACAACACCTCTAGTCCAAGAGGTGCCACGGTCGGTCAAAATGTGCTGTCTGTTTAAATCATCAGCTATCGCCTGTTCGCTCATTTTTTGGTAAATGAAGTCCTCGTAAATTTTCCGGATAACGGCCTGTTCATGTTCCGGGCCGGGAACCAGAATTACCCTGTCGGTTTGGATACTCTTATGTTCCCCGGCCTTAAGCTCAAATTTTGGCTGCCTGTTCTCGTCTACCAACAAGCGGCGCAATCCGTACCCTGCAGAGCCACCTTGTCGAAAACCGAGCCTGATCAAGTTTTCTTGCCCGAGAAAAACCTTCTTTGATAGTCCCTTGCTAAAGAGACCGGCGGAAGTTTGCTGGAATACATCTATGATACCTGTTACTACCGGATCCAACTCTTCTGTTGCCACTGGAATCGGTTCCGCACATTTGTGCAGAATGATGTTTTGCTGCTGACAGAGGTATTGGTAATAACTAGATTCTTGCGGGTCAATAAAGCGTCCCCAGCGACTCGCGTCATAAACCAAAATATGACCGAAATCTGCTTTGCCGCTTCTGACCAAATCAATTAAGTTCAAGAACTGATACCGTTTTTGCGTCACGACTCCGCTGATGCCTTCGTCAATAAATTCACCAACAACGGTCAGTCCATTCTTATTGGCATATTCCAGCAAAAAAGCTTTCTGGTTATCAGGCGAATATTTCTGATGATCCGTGGACATACGGATATACAGAACCGCTTTTTGCTGTTTTGATAACTGTTCCTTTGGATCCATAACAAATGGCAGGTAATTTATTGATTAACAGAATATAAAGGAACAGTTAGGAAAAATGTTGCACTCAAATGGAAAAAAACTTCCCTTGAAGAATATCAATGAAGATATGTGGAAAGAGTTACTCTCAAGCGCTTTATACAAAGAATTGCAGAAAAATCATGTCAATGTCAAAAACCTTGCACATTGGACAGGTGTATCAGAGCGAACAGTCAAAAACTGGCTGGAAAAAAGGTTTATGCCTGACAGCTTGGCTATGATCAGGTTGATGCAGCATTCAAGCTTTGTCCGTCAAATCGTACTCACTCAGATCTGTTTAAGCGAAAACTTGAAGGCGGCAATGTTCGTGTGTGAATTCAAAAAGTTTCTTGCTTCATCAGAAGCATATCTGAGAGACTGATACTAGTAAAACAGGCATCTCCTGAAGGATATGCCTGTTTTGATTTCATAATGCAGATCACTCAGAGCGATCTAGTGTCGAGAATGTCATCTCAGAGAACTTTTCTCGTGCAAGCCGGCTTAGATTAGTTTGATGCTCGGCACCCGAACAGAGAAATAAAAAATAGTTTGCTGTCTGCTGTTAAAATATTCTTCCGATTTGGCATTGTGTGCGGCAATCGGTGTGCCGAGATGGTCGAGTTGGTAATAAACCAATTCAGGCTGCGCTTCGGACTGCCCTTGGGGTTGCCGAAGATACGACCGTCTATGCCGACAAAGGCTACGACAGTGCGGAAAACCGGCAACATTTGAAAGAACATCGGTTGCTGGACGGCATTATGCGCAAAGCCCACCGCAACCGTCCGCTGACGGAAGCGCAAACCAAACGTA